GCAGAATATTTCGAAACATTTAAGTCATAATCATCGTATGTGTTTATCTTTTTATTTGGTTTCTCAATTTCAACATTTTTAAAATTTTGTATATCAAATTGTATAGGAGATCTAGGATGTGGTCGAAATATAATTTTTTTATCTGTAAATTCTTTCAAATGTTGTATTGTAGATACATAATATTTTGTAGCGTCCGCAGGTGTGTGCCATTGTCCGCTATTAGCATGTTGTCCAGCTAGTAAAATCGGTTTATTTGATTTTTTCCAATCTTTACAAACTAAACCTATTTTGTCTGCTCGTTTTGTGTCATTTCCGTTAGGTCCAAAAAATGCATCTCTATTTATACCATTTATACCTAGTTTCCATGTATAACCTCTTCGAAAGCAACCTATTTCTAACACAATAATAGGTTTTTTGTTGGTCTTACACCTATTCCAAATAAGTTGATTTTTCCTCATACGACCATGCCATAATATACTCCAGATTACTTCTACGTCTGCCTCTTGGTTTAAAATAGCTTTATGACCTAATTTTTGTACCCCTGTTGCAAATGCTTCGAATACAGGTTTAGAATTTAATGCTCCGTTTGCTGTCCAAAGACCGAATTTCATTGTTAAATACCTTTATACTATTTAAGAAAGATTTACCTATGAAAAATATTTTAGCAGTTACAACATTTAACAAAGAAGGTTTAGATTTGTATGGACAAAGATTTATAAACTCTTTTGCACAAAATGTAGACAAGGAAATACAATTAATCTGTTATGCAGAAAAATGCCAGCCTGAAAACCCTAGCCCAAAAAACATCTTAATTTTAGATCAGGAAGAGGCATTACCTGAACTTGTAAGATTTAAAAAGACTTGGAAGGATGTTCCAATGGCAAATGGCACTTGTCCGTGGCCCAAAAAGCGTCCAAGAGATTATCACAAAACTTTTAAATGGGATGCAATAAGATTTTCCAATAAAGTCTATGCAGTGTTTGATGCATGTGAAAGAGCAGAAGAATGGTGTGTATGGATCGATGCTGATACTTATGTTCATAGTCCGTGGTCATATGAAGAATTTAGTTCTATATTGCCAGATGATGTTTGGTTAACTTATGTTGGAAGAGGCAAATCAAGTTCAACCTGGCCTGAATGTGGATTTTATGGATTAAAAGTATCTGATGCAAAATGTAGACAATTTGTTGCTAATTTTAAATTTATGTATGAAAATGCCAACATAGGAATTTTCAAATTAAAAGAATGGCATGACAGTTATGTGTTTGGTCATGTATTAGATAAGTTTAAACAAATGTATCCAGACATGCTCGATTACACCAAAGACATGATGTTAAAGCAGGCAAGTACAGGCGGAGGAGGTCACCCCCTGATTAACACTGTGCTTGGAAAATGGATTGATCATTTAAAGGGAGATCGTAAAAAATTACATAAAAGTAAAAAGAATGACTTAACTGTACGTCGTACAGAAAAGTATTGGAATTAATCTACACTCCATTTAGTTTCTATTATTTCATTAGTCATATTATCCTTAGCTCCTGCTTTCATATGATTAATGTAAGGTGCTAAAACACTTTTTGGTATAGGTGTATTAATCTTCTGTAAATTTAAATTCAACATCTTGTTACCTTTTGCTTCTAATATTCTAACAGTTTTGCCATATACTTCTCCGTCATAAAATCGCCGCAAATCTTGATGTTTATCATTTATATAAATGTCTTCATAAGTATCAACAAATTCATTAAATGCAGGATGATTTTTATTTAAAATAAAAAACCCAGTTTCGCAACTGTGATATGTTTTACCTTCAACATCATGCCAAACTGAAAAATGAGTGCTTAATGTATCATCTGGAGCAATTAGATGAAGTAACTGTAATGGTACACCTGCTTTCATAATTGTATCTGCATCAATCCAAATTAATCTATCACAAATAATTTCCCTACATCCTTTTATTATACTCCAAGCCTTTTTAGAAAATTGTTTTATTTTCCTATTAGCATGCCTTAATTGAAATTCCCAAAACTCTTTTGGCATTTCCCATCCCATAGGAACTACAGTTTTTACTTTTACTTGGAAATTATCTTCATTGTAAACATGCATAGTGGCTTGACTGGACCATGTGTGCTTGTATGTTCGTAACATAGCCCTACCTACATGATCATAGTATGCTTCATTCATACTTGTTATCGCTGCAAAATTCATATATAACCTCTTATTATATCCCAAGCAATGCCTTTTTGTAAATCATTAAAATTAAAATGACTCATAGAAATTTCTTCGATCCAGGTTTGTCTATCAGGCATGATTGGATTTTCAATTTGTGTTAAATCAAAGTTACTTACTTTATAAGCTTGGCTATCTTTGCTGTTAGGATCTGTAACAAAAACAGGAATACCTTCAATAGCACTTGCTACTCCTGGGCTGCTATTAAAAGTAATACATGCCCATGCATTTTTTAAATCATCTATAATATTTGTTTTATTACTTATTGTATAGTTAAAATTTTTAGATAGCATAGCTAATTTAAATTTCCTATCTCCAGGGTGTGCTCTTACTATAATTGGACGATCTGAGAATTTTCTTATTCGCTTTACAGTTGCATAAAACCATTGAGTAACTGGTAAACCTTTCATAGACCATCCACCATTCCTTTGCAGACAAATTAAAATATGATTTCCATTTGATCTCCAAGGCTTTAAATCTATTAGGTAATCATCTTTAATCTGTTGCCATCTTTCTGGCAAGACTGATTTAGTAAAATAATTACCAGTTGACGGGAAAATATCGTTAAGGCTAAATCTTAAATAATTTTTAGCATTTTTAGGATCTAAATATAAAAATAAATTACTATCAACAGTAAGTGTTTGCTTGCCTATTCTTTTTTGAGATTCAATAATTTCTTTTCTAAACATCAAATGTGGTGTCCTACCAGAATCTTTATGTACCCATCCTTGAATAACAGCAAGATCTGAAGGTTCCCAAACTCTTGTGGTTATTTCTTTACTTTGTCCGTTCTTACCTACACCTTGATGAAAATGTTGCAAAACTAGAGTTTTTTCTTGATTTGTATTACGGTGAGGAATGCCTCCGTAATACACTCTAACTTGTTTCATAGTCTATCGTGTCTGTTCTTAAGAAATCTTTGCCTGCCATATCCTTATACTCATTAAGCCATTCAACTGAAAGATGTTGCATATAATATTTGTTAAACCAAGGTCCACCTTCGGTATAATGTATAAGTTTAGGAGGACCGTCATGATTATAATAATGACCAACTAGGTAATTCCATTCATGATGTAGTGAGCCTATTTCATTGTCCTTCAGCCAGCTAAATCTATGGAAGTATGCTCCATCTTTTGTTTCGTCATTTACTAACTCTTTAGTCAAAATTTTATTACTCGGATGGCAACAATTGAACAGCATAACACTTGACCAATTTTTCCTAGGATATCTAGACTGGGTTCTACCATCCATTTTTACCGTATGTGTAGGATTGAATTTGTGTTTTACAACCATTACAGCATATCGATCATCTGCTAATTCAAATAATTCTGCTATGTCAGATTGTAATAACATGTCGCAATCCATAAACAACGCCCAACCTTTATATTCCATTAATGCAGGTACAAGGAAACGTGTAAATGTAAATTCAGTAGAAGCTAATTTATCTATAGGGCGAGTGTACCAGCTTGTTGCTTCAAGATCTTTCTTAATTAAAGGTTTTATTATTGCATCTGGAGTTCTTTTTAAAATACTATGTTTGCAAACTTGATAAGCAATGTCTTCCCTGGGATCATAACCTATAAAAATTTTTTTCATATATTAAATTCTAATTCGCAAGTATGGAATTTATAACACTCGTACAATGTATCTTTTATTTTTACTTCAGGCGGCAAATATGGTCTATTGTTCCTAACCCGTAAATCAAAAAGATATATTGTATTTTCATGTCGATGTTTTCTAATAAAATCGTAGTAAGTATTTAAAGGATAATGGAATCCGCATGATAAGAAAGAACTAATTAAATCAAACTTAATTGTTTCTGCAATATTTAAATTATCTGCATCAACTAGTGTGTGTTTAGTGTTACCAAAAATTCCTTTTTGTTTTTCTATTAGATTATCTGTTAGCCAATAATATGAGAAATTTTTTGCACTTAAATTCCATTTTGATTTTCGGTGATTTTCTTTTAAATGATTATTTTCTGTACTACCTTCTATAATCCAAACTTCTGAATTAAATTTATCGGCTATAAGTTTTGCTTTCCTACCGGCTCCTCCGCCTATGTCACAAATTTTATCTAGTTTATCTGCTTGGTCAAGTTGCAACAAAACCTTGTCCATATAATATCCCATAATGATTCCTTTTAAAAAGATATTTATATTAACACTATAGATTCATAAATTTTTTGTAAAAGTTATTATTGTAATTCCTACACTCGGCTAAAAATCCATCTACACGATTCTTAACACGTTTAGGAGCAGTATTTATAGTTCTCAAGAAATAAGGAGGATATTTCATATGATTAAATTTTACACTCCAACTAACTGCTTGAGTATTTTTTCCTAATAATTGTGCCCAATATATACCGTGATAACTATCACTTATTACAGTTTCTGCACTTCCTAAAAAATTTATAACTTTTTCTAAATCCATTTCATTATTTTTCATAAATGGAACATTTGTATTTTGTAAACTAAATTTTGTTTTATAAGCATGTAAAAAATACACATATTCTTGGGTGGTATTATATTTTTTTTCAAACACAGGATGCATGCAACTTACACACGGTAAGTAATGGTTGTAATAACCTTGTAGGTAATCTCTAATGCCAATTAAAGAGCAATTAAATACCCAAGGAGGGTAATAAACTTTTTGTTTTGATTTACGTACATGTTTTTTGCCAAAATTATGGCCTACTCCCCACAGAACTGCATGCTTAGGTTTTTTTTCTAATAAGGTTTGAATCGTAAGGCTAAATTGTTTGTGTATTAAACCGCCGCCACCTATAAGAACAGTTTGATCTTCAATAGGAAAATTATTTGCTACTAATTCTCCTGATTTACAATTTTCAAAATCAAAATATCTGCTTGGGTTACAAAAAGCATCTCCGACATTATTGTGTGCTTTTCTATGAACTTCATAAATCATAATTGCCATTCCTTTTGGACAATTGGCCATGATGAAATATGTGGTTTTTTTGCGCCAGCAAACACTAACATATTTACATTAGATAATTTAGGTTGTTGAGAACTTACAAATTTAATTTCGTTATATGCATTAGGATATATGTCATGTAATAAATTTAAATTCCTTGCATGTTCTCTAATAAATCCTTGGTCACCTTTACGTCCTGTACTATCATTTTTAGCATACTCTTGTCTCCATTGGATAGTTGGTTTACTATTCCACAAATTCCATAAATACGCCATATCATCTTCCCAATACATTACGCAACTAGACGGAGTAGATTTTGGATGTGTTTTTGTTGTCCTACTTTTATACATAACAAATTTTTGACCTTGTAATGCGTCTATCATAGGAGACAAATCTCCTATTATTACATTGTCTGCATCGATAAACAAAGTAGGTCCTGCGTATAAACCTGGTCTAAAAAGCTCTATCTTATTCCAGTAACCTGGATTATCTTGAATGAATGTGTTAACAGGAAAAGTGTGTTTGCCGTCACTAAGTGGTATAAAGTGAAAGGAAGTCTTCATGTGTCGGTCTAGCGACCTTTTCATTTTATCTACCCATGAAGAATTATAATAATTTTGTGTTTTTAACACTGTTGTAATTGTAATCAATTTAAAAACAGCTCCGTGTCATTCTTCATCTTTTTCCCAACAGTATATCCTAAGCGATCATAAAGATATAGTATATTATTTACTCTGTCTATTGGGTTAAGTTTATTAGTTTCAAACCTAATTTTTTGAGGTAGATATTCTCTATCCTTATCTATCAAATACTGATAAAGATATTCTAATATAAAAGTATCAGCGCCTTCAGTGTCAATTTTGAGGAATTTAATTTTCCTTATATTGTATTGTGTTAAAAATTCTGCTATAGGTATTTGTTTTACTTTTTCATTTACTGCTAAATGTTCTAATTTATGTTCAATAATTTTTGGATGCATTGAACCTAATTTATTACATCCCTTAAAATATCTTGGTAATCTATGTTTTCTAATTTGTTCGCTAGGAATATAGTATAATTCAATATCCTCTGAAGTATTTGTAATAGATATTGCTGCATTTATTTTTAAAACATTTGCCGGGCTAGGAAGGCTATCTAAATAATATTTGATAGGTTCTACTGATATTCCTATTGTTTTGTTATCTGCTAGTTGAATTAAAGTATCGAAATTAGAAGTTCCTATTTCTAAAAAATCTAAATCTTTAAAGGCTTGCATCTTCCATTCCTGCTACCCGTAGCTTAACAATGTTAGTAATTTGCCATTGTTTCTGATCAAGACCTTTTAGTATTCCTAACCATTTGTTTCTTAATAAAGCAAATTCATTAACTATCTTTTCAAAATCAACCACATCTAGTTCTCCGTCTACATACTTATCAACATCGCGACTAGACAATGCTCGTTGATAATTTTCTAAATACTTTTTGAAAAAAGAACTTCGTAATTTCCTCAGCTCGATATTTAAATAATTTAATATAGCTTCTATTTCTTGCAATTGATTAAAGCGATGTTCTACTATGCCTGGGAGTTCTGCAGCAAGTTTTTCAACATTACCTTTGACCTTACATTCAAGTTTTGCATCTCTTAATTCAGTTTCAAAATGCAATATAGCATCTGGAATCTTGCCAATGTCTCTCGAGACTTCGCTGTACCAACCCATTTAACCTTTCAATATTCTTCATCCTCGTCTATGTCTAAGTAATAGGAAATTGCAATATCAAGTGTATTACAATTTCCTAATGAATTTTTCATTGCATCTTCTGTCGTTCCAAAGTCAGCAAGTAATTCTACAAAGTGTTCTGCTGCTACAGTTAATTGTTTTTTGTCACAATGCTCACGAAACAGGCTCCAAATTTCCACTATCTGTTGTTCCGTCATTTTCTATAATCTCCTCTTCTATAGATGGAGTATTTATGTCTTTTTGTTTTTTTGGATAGTCTTGCATAACCATGTCTAACAGTTCGCCAGTCCAATTTTTACGATATTCTTTGTGCTCATTTCCTTCACTATCGATGTAACGCAATCTATTTCCGTCCTTAACAAGATGACCTTGTTTTTCAAACAGGTCAACAAGTCCACTATAAGGATTCATTCCAGTTTCATAAGGAATCTTAACTTGCACTCCTTCAAACGGTTTTGCATAACGTGTTTTCATTACCTTACAAGCTGCACGGATACCTTGTACTTCAGAGGTCTTATTACCATCTTCATCTTCTTTTAGTTTGAGTTTTTTCATTGCAACTACAATACTACTTGCATAGATAAAACCTTGTCCGCCTGAAATCTTATCATCTGGATCAAACATGTCTTGGCTAGCGTATGTATGATTAGTTGCTACAAGTCCTACGTTATGACTGCCAAACATGTTTACACAATTCCTTACAAGTGCAGTAAGTGCTTTAGGTTTCCTACCCATATCACCTTTAAGATCGCCCTTGCCAAATTGATCAACATCAGTTGGTGTCAGTAACATACCTAAGCTGTCAATAACAAACAATACTTTAGGTTTGTCTTCTCCTTCAAGATTTTTGTAATCATCAATAAAGACTGAGATAGTTTTAGCTACATCATCAATCATACTCATATTAAGTTTTAGTAGCTTTTTTTCGCTTGTATCAACGTTTAAATTCCTAAGCCAGTCTTCATCAAGTGCATTCTCACTGTCAATAAGCACAACAAAAATGTCTTGGTCTTGTGCTGCTTTTACAATGTTACCTGCACAGATATAGCTCTTACCTGCACCGGACTCTCCTGCAAACACACTCACTTTGCCTAGTGGAATGCCTTTGTGAAAATCTCCTGAGATAAGATAGTTTAATGCATAGTTGCCAGTTGATATCCAGTCAGTTGGATCATTAAAACCGGCACTCATGCCTGTGATAGATTTTGTTAATTGTGTTCTAAATTTACTTGGATCAAATGCTTTTGCCATAATTGTGCCTTAAAAAGTCAGAATGCAAGGAACAATATGTTCCTTGCTGGTAATATGTTAGTCTGCTTGTCTTGCTCGGATCATTGCAAGGATGTCTTTTGCATTATCCCCGCCTGCTGAAGTTTCTGCTACTACAGGTTCGCTTATTGCAACAGTTTCTTCTTTTGTTTCAACTACAGTAGTTGTTGTAGTAGGAGTAGAACTTGCATTAGTATTAGGATCTCCAGTCATTGCTGACATTCCTGCTGGTCGGAAGTATTGACTCCATCGTTCGCTATCGTATGCTTCTCCGTCTACGCTAGCCTCGAACATCTGTTGAATGATTTTAAGCTCAACATCAGTTGGTTTCTTAGGAAGGAAATCATTTAGA